AGCCCGAAGGCATTCTCGTCCAACGTCAAGGCCGAGGTGAAGGCGGGCAAGCCCGTCAAGCAAGCGGTCGCCATCGCCTACAGCAAGAAGCGCGAGGCCGAGGCCAGGCGCAAATAGACGTGCCTACGGGGTAGCGGAACCCGATCAACACCGCGCGGCTGACATCGACGGGCAGCGGACCCGATAGCACCGCGCATCGTGCCTCGCACCCGTAGCGGATGGGTTAACACCGCGCGTAGTGCCCGCCCCGTCTGTCAGCGCGGCTAACCCTCTTTGCGACAACGGACTTGAGAAAATCAGGCTCCTGGCCGGATGGCTGGAGCCTTTCCTCAACCGTTTCGCAGGAGAGGCCAGATGGCCGCCACAAACACCCTTCTCACCATCAATATGATCACGGCGAAAGCGCTCGCGATCCTCCACCAGAAGTGCAACATCATCGGAGCAGTAAATAGGCAATACGATGATTCGTTTGCCAACTCCGGGGCCAAGATCGGCAACACGCTGCGCATCCGCCTGCCGGTGCAATACACCGTTACCACCACTCCGCCGCTCAGCCTGCAGAACACGGTGGAAACTTACGTCTCGTTGCCGATCTCCAATCAATACCATGTTGATTTCTCGTTCAGCAGCGCCGAGCTGACGCTGACCATCGATGAGTTCTCGGCCCGCTACATCGAGCCGGCGATCGCGGTGCTGGCCGCCAAAATGGAAAGCGATTTCGTCAACCAAATGTGGCCAACCGTTTGGAATCAGGTTGGCACGCCGGGGGCCGCGCAGGTGTTCAAGACGGTGCTCCAGGCCCGCAAGACGCTGCTCGACAATCTGACGCCACAGTCCAAGCAGTGGCTCCTCCGCATCAATACCCAGGACAATGTCGACATGGTCGACAGCCTCAAGGGTCTGTTCCAATCGCAGGAACAGATCAGGCGGCAGTATACGGATGGCGTGATGGGTCTCTCGGCCGGCTTTGAGTGGGCCGAGAATACTCACCTCACAACGCAGACGCGCGGTGCGGAGAACACGGCCTACACTACGGCTGTTGTCGCCAATCAGAACACCGGCAGCTCGCTGGTCGTTGCTGCGGGCGCCGGTGCGGGCAATGCCGGTGATATTTTCACCATCGCAGGCGTTTACCGATGCCACCCGGAAACTAAAATCAGCAGCGGGGTCCTGCAGCAGTTCGTGCTCACAGCAGCCTATACGGGTGGTGCCGGAACCATGAGCATCGCCCCGGCTATTAACGGCGTCACCGGCAGCCCGTCGCAGAATGTCGTCACCGTCGCTAACGCGAGCGCCGGGCTGACGTTTGCCGGGACTGCCAGCACCGCGACCGGGTTGAGTTTGGCTTTCCATCCCGATGCTTTTACTTTTGCGACCGCCGATCTCGTCATGCCAGGCGGCGTCGATATGGCCAGTCGGGTTGTGAAGGACGGCATCAGCATGCGCGCCGTTCGCCAGTATGCGATCAGCGACGATACCTTCCCGATCCGCATCGACGTGCTCTGGGGCTGCGCCGCGCTGCGGCCCCAGCTCGCGTGCCGGTTGGCGGCGAACTGACATGGCAACTCAGGTCGCATATCCCACCGGGCGCGCGGTCAATTTCAACACCGGGATCGGGCTGCACGACATCTCGCAGCTGGCCAGCGGCAACGGCTGGTCAGCAGCCAGCATCACCGCGCATGCTGGTGGCGGGCAGGCGCTGGCGACGCCGATCCGCACTGCCTGCACGCTGATTGCGGTTAGCGCGACCAATGGGGACAGCGTGCAGCTGCCCCCGGCGGTCGGTGGTCAGTTGCTGTGGATTACCAATGCAGGGGCTGCCAGTTCTCAGGTGTTCCCGACGCTCGGTGCCGACACAATCAACGGGGTCGCCAACGGCACCGGGATCGCCCTGGCTGCTGGCAAATCAGTCACCCTGATGAGCCCGCTGGTGGGGGCCTGGTTCTCGATCCTGAGTGCCTGATGTTTGCCGGGGGAGGGCCGCCTCCCTTGGAAGAGCGTGTGGGCCCGAGCGTTCCCCCGGCAAATTCGGGCCGCAAATCTCCCTGGTGATAATCGATGACAATCGCTAATGACATTCTATTTCTGTCGCTGCGCAACAGCGGCGTCAACGGCATCGGGCAGACGCCGAGCGCCGACGACATCAACGACAGTTTCAAGGTATTGAATGCCTGGATCAACGAGCTGAACCTTGAGCGCCGCGTCGCCGTCAATGCCATCGTGCTGCCGACGTTTCCGGACCTCACAACCGATGTCAGTTTTTGGACGCCATACGAACATGTGCTGCTCACCAGCATGTCGGTGCGGCTGCGGCAGATATACGCGCTTCCTCCGGTCGACATCGACGTGCAGCTTGCGATATCGGCACTGGCTGCGTTCAACGCAATCAATCTCCAGCAGATCAATGCACCGACTATCGCCGCCGATGATGGCACCGGCTATGGCATCGTCTATCTGGCGCTGCGTGCGGCGGGTCGGGTGAACGACAAACAGGGCGTCCTGCAGAGCAGCCAGGACGTGACCGACGCGGCGTCGCTGATGACGGAGATGCTCGACGAGTGGGCGCGCGAGCGCATCGTCCGAGTTATCCCTGGCACGCTGCCGGATATGAGCGACCTGAGCGCGCCGCTGAACGGATCGATGACACCGGGTATGCGCAGCGCCATCGTGCTTAACCTGGCGGCGCGGCTGCACGATTGGGTCGGGGCCAAGCCCAGCGAGACGCTGCTGGCGCGCGCGGACAAGGCATTGCAGCTCGTCCAAGCCGTCAACATGCAGCAGATCGCGCCCCTAGCCCCTGGCGTGCCAGCAACCGTGCGGCAGGCCTGTGTGCTGGCGTTGCGCTTGGCCGGACGCACCAATGATCAGCAGCGGGTGAGCGACACCAGCACCGACATGAACGATGCCACCAGCCTGCTGGTGATGATGCTGGGGCAATGGCAGCGGAAAAGGTGGCTCATCTGGAACGAGCTGGAGACGGCGGTCATTGCGACTGGAAGCCAGTGGTATTCGGTCGGCCCTGGCGGAGATTTTGATATTCCCAGGCCCGACAAGATCCACGCCGGGTGGTGCCGGATGAAACCGTTTGGCGGCCCCAATCCGGTGGACCTTCCTTTGTCGATAATCGAGAGCAAGGAAGACTGGGCGCAGATCGTTATCAAAGACCTGAAAAGCATTCCAGGCGCACTGTTCTACGACAGCGCTTTTCCGATGGGCCGGGTGACGTTTTATCCAGTACCGCCCGCCAACGATTACGAACTGCACATCCTGACCACGACGCAGCTGCCGGTCTATGCGACGCTCGATGACACCCTGGCGCTGCCGCCAGAGCATCTCGATGCGGTGGTTAACAATTTGGCGTTGCGGATCGTGGCGGCGACGCCCGGCGCGAAGCCTAGCCCGCTACTTCTTGGGCAGGCGCGGGCGTCGCTGGAAACGATCAGGCTGGCCAACAGTCAGATCTCGACGCTGAAGATGCCCAGCATTCTGGGCGGGCGCGGCGGCGATGTGTCCAGCTGGAGCGGGCGCGGGCTCGACCGGGCCTGGACGACCGGCGGACTGAGCGTCTTGAAGTAGGAGCGCACATCCGTGGTGCAAAGCATCTCGCCACCGTTTCGTCCGCATTACCCGTGGATACAGGGCGAGGAACTGTTTGCCGATGAGCTGAATGCGGCGATCGCCAACGCCGGGCACGGCATGCGGGTAACCGATTGGTTGCCGGGTGGCCAGCCTGACGGCATCACCGACAATGCGTCATATATTCAGGCGGCACTCGACGCAGCGACGGACGCAGACCCCGCCAACCGGGCTGCCGCGCCAGGGCTGTCGTCGCTCGTGATCCCGGCAGCGCCGCTTCCGTACATCGTCGGCAGCTCGCTCTACATTCCGTCTAACACTCACCTGATCATCGCGCAGGGTGCGACCATCAAAATCGCCGACGGGGCTAACTGCTCCTGTCTCGGCTTTGGCTACAGCGCCACGGCAGCGACATCCAATGTGCTG